CAAGACACTGATTGATGGCGACATAGACGGCCCGGTCGTCGTATAGGTGTTTTACATAGAAAGGCGTAACATCTACACCTTTGTAATAATCACCACCACACGACTCACGGAATGGGCCACTACGGTAAGACTTTTCGTGATTCACGAGAAGACCTGCACGTACCAGAACTTCGCAAACGTCGTCGTACTCATGCGTTGGTATGATTATATCATCACCAAACACACAAGTCTTCCCCCAATCCATGTAAAGATAAGGGGAGGATGGAATGCGACAACGTACAGCGTAGATTAAGGAAATGATAATGAGTGTCATCAAGGGGAAAGTAAAACCGTTCCCCATAGTTGAAATCATATTCAGATCCATATCCAGGTCCAGCTGTTTTATCCTTATCCTTGGAGAACGGATAGTCATCAACAGTTGGAACCAGATATCTGGGACGAGCTCACGTACGAGCGCAATAGATATCATGTCAGAGGCTGATTTAAGATCAATGGTTGCGAAACTTCCATCGATCGAGCCCTGCTGCGCCATTAGTTTGTTTTTGAACTGCTGGTGCCTGATATCTAGCCCGATTGCGCGCAACGCACCCTCGAGATATACACCGGCAGCTAATTGTAGTGCCATGTTTCCCGAGGGTTCAATTGCAATTGTACGTACCGTATCCTCATTTTTTGGAACCGTTGACAGTCGCGAACCACTCACTACACTTGTACCACCTCCAGTTTGGCCATCATGGGCCGAGAGGTAAAGGTTACAGCGGCGTAGCGACTTAACGAGTGGTTCACAAGCGGCAGTGCACGACATCGGTTGATTAAGTTTATCGACGGTGTGAGTCATAGGGGTCCCGTCAGGCCATGATACGCCATTACTGGACCCCGGCCCAAACCGCCAAAAATCAACCAATGTGGGTATGTCTAAAGTCTCCTGTATCAGTTCGGGAACATGGCGTCGTGTATAGCGCTCAAGCACCACTGTAATAAAGTGCTTTGCGTTTGCAACGTCGTCAGCTCCCAAGCTAAGAACATGAGCGCCAACTGAAGAGTTCGTCTCAATAAAATTGAGGCGAGCTTCTTCAGCGAGACGTCCCCGGATGTATCGAGCTCTCTTGCGAGATCTCTGCACCAGGCGCTCAACCGCGAAGCAAGATTCTTCGCTTCTAGGTCGGGCATCTTTCAACTCCTCTGTCAGTACCGTGAAGAAAGCATCAAGCTTACCCTCGTGTACCTTGCGTCTACTCATAGAATATCTCCTAATGAGCGCATCTGACCGAAGTCAGTGCACCCTTACAGGGTGCAACGCCTTGGTTAGATGATGCCCGAAACAACAGTATCGGCGATACCCGAAGCTTGTGCCCAGCCCACACCGAAGTGTGCGCTGATCATAGCTCGGATCTCTTCCGGCTCATACGTGTCGCAGCCAGCCGGGACTTCAATTACGGTGCTAATACGCATCGCAATGTTGTTCTGATTGACTGCAGGCGCGGCACCCTTACGGGTGATGAGCTTATACGTGTTGTTGGGGACGTTTTTAATGACGCCGGTGATGGGGTTCGCTTGCGGCAAAACCGAGAGCTTAACAGGCCGGAAAAACGAGATCGAAAACGGTTTAGAAACCGAATTAATATCGACTCCGGTCTGTGTGCCACCCAGAGCAGTAACGGCGAATTGCTTGCCATTAATGCTAGGGGCCACGTCAGTGGTCAAGGTATAGGTCGGGCTGGTAAGTCCAGTCACGGCCGCGCCAGTCACGGGTGATGCAGGTGCAAAAGACATGTATGTCTCCACTACTTGGTTAAGATTGCGGTTAGATTCAAGAGCTTAGAAAGCCCATAGGATCCAACCTCGTCGATCGTTTTGAACCGGAGCGATCGGACCGGTAGAGAAGTTAAGGGTGTGCGCGTAAACAAAACATATTTCAACGACCCAGGCTTACTGGAGAAACTGGTCAAAGTATAACTTGACCCTCCGGTATTCAATGGGAACGAATCTATAGTCGCGTTTACCTCGTACCGCTTGTTCAACACGACATATGTCGTGTTGCCTGGGGGGGTATAAAATAAATCCTCCAGGAAGTCGCCTATCGTTCCAAAGTAGTCAGCCACCCAAGAGAATGCCGTGAGCTCCCACAAAGTGGGTAAAACGCTCTCGAGATTCAAACCGAGGTGATCTGAAAAACTGTAACAATTTGCGGCCTTGACAATAAAGTCATGACAAGCGATATACCGATAGGAAAGCCTGTGATGGAGTCTGCCCCGTAGTGCTAGGGCGTGTCCTTGCAGGAAGGTATTCTGGTCAGAAGCATAACTAGAAACCCAATCTTTCTCGGCTTTACCCCGGAAGTGCATAGGCTTGCTATTATATTGCAAAAACTTATCCACTGCTTCGATAGCGTTATTTATATCCCCGACCATTGGCGCAATGCCAAAGTTATAGCCGAGGTATAAATCAGAGGCTTGTCGAAGTATTTCACGAGGCCCACCCTTCTTGATCTTGCGTACTTGCTGCATAAACTTCCAGGTGTATCCGACCGCTTGATTTACGAGCCCGCGAAGTTCGCGGAGCTCAGCAGTCGGAGCCATTAGTTTTGCAGAACCCACTTGTTGCCTAAGCTTCCCCTTAACTTTAGCTAGAGCTTGATCCCGTAAGGTATCATCCTCAACCAAAGCAAGGTTAGGGAAAGTGCCGAAAGCGGCAGTGTATCCCCGTCGCGTCTGCGTGAATCCCGCACCAGTGAAAAGATTTGAACCACGAGCCCTTACGGCTCTGGCCCAGACCTCCTCTCTACGGTAAACGGTACTCGCATCAACGTTTTTAGCAACTTGC